ACGACCGTCATAATAATAAATATAAAACCAAAGACGATGATTTACCCGTCAGCGAGATTGAAGGTATTCTCAAGGATAAATTTGAAGAATATAACAAGACCCGCGAGTTTGTGATTAACGAGTCAAAGAACAGTTTTTTGTCATTGAATATCAAATCAGTTGAAATTGTAAAGGCGTAAATAATAATAATAACAATAATAATACTATAGAAAACTCTTGTATTTTCTATATTATGGAATGGAATATGGAATGGAATGGATTATACAAATATGATTGTTTCCGGTTCCGGTTCTGATGGCGACGCCGATGCCGATGCCGATGCCGATGCCGATGCCGATGCCGGCGATGCCGGCGATGCCGCGGTTGCCGACGCCTGAATGCGTTCGTTAAAAAAACGTTCTTTAAGTTCGCGGTTCTCCTCCTGTAATTGCGCGATTTCATTATTGCGCGCCTCAAGATCTGTCTGTAATTTCTGCATAATTTGGACGATTTGTTGATTATTCAGTGTAACCGGTGCTTCCCCCGGTTGTTGTAATATAATTTGCCCGCCAGACCCTCCTCCAGCGGCTGCCGCATCCGCCGCCATCTTCGCGCGTTCCTTCTCCAATTGTAAGGTTTGTGCGATGACGTCCGGCTTCATTTCAGGTCTTCCAGGCGCGTAATCTTCCAATAATTTCTCCAGGTCCACCATATAAAACTTGCGAAGTGCCGCGTCTTTTATGAAGTCCATCACCTTCTTGGGCGAATCGCGCACGATATCCGGGTTTGCGTTTACCAGCAACTTGCGCTTATCAAACGTATTATGGTCGTGGGAAAATACCAGGATCACCTTCATCGGGTCTAATTGGACGAATGGAACTGTGTAATCTTTCAGGAACGCACGCTCTTCCGCCAGACACGCGTCCTCATTATACCGGTGTTGTTTCAATAATTTACGCTTAAACGCAAATGTGCCCGCCGTCGCGTGGTTCGGCCCATAGGGTCCAAATCGCTTCATCTGCCCGATGTGTTTGAAATAAATGTAAATCTCGCTTGAACCCGCGCATAATGCCTCCGGGTGCGTTACTAGCATATGGACCGCGTGAGATACGCGCTGGGGTGGGTAATAATCATCATCGTCCATATATACGAGAATTTCACCACGCGACTTCTCGTGAAGCAGGTTGCGCTTCTTTCCTAGCGTCATTTTCGTGTCATATTTGAAATACTTAACGCGAGGGTGTGACGCGACCAGGTCTTCCACTGGATCACTGCCGTCATCAATAATAATCCACTCCATTCGGTCTTGTGGATAATCCTGGTTATTGAAACACGCGAGCATTGCGCCAATAAATGGGCGTCTGTTAAATGTGGGGGTGCATACACTCACAAAGGGGTATTTTTTGAAATATTCTGGGGTTGATTTCTCTGGGGCGCTTGCCACGATCGCGCTAGCGCTAGCGATAGCCCGTGCTCTTTTTCCACCCATTTATTATATTATATACTTCGGATAAATTGTATATTACGTTATACAATTTATTGTTTATGTTCTTTCTACATTATGCGCCCCAATTCTTTATTTTATCAAAAAAGTTCATAATACCCGCCCAGTAGTGCGAGAGATACAGTGTAAGTAACATCAAAATAACGATGGCAGCAACATTGAGTTCCAGATACTCAAACGCATAAAACATCAGCGTCAAATTAAAGAAGAAGAATATTATCGGGACATATCGCGCATACAGTTCACGATACTGGTCCCAGTGTAGTAGCGGATAAATAAAGAATGTTCCAATGAATTGGATGAGTTGGACGACGTATGAAATCACCGGCAATATACCGATACCAAACCCGGTAAATATAGACCACAATGTTCCGCCAATGAATTCCTTACGATTTTCGGTTTGGTTTAGAATCATTCCGATTACAGTGGTGAAAAAGGGGCCACCCATCAACATAAACCCCGCAAACAATAGAAATACAAACGGTATAAAAATAATCAGCAAGGGCGAAACTGTCGGGTATAATTCCTTCGGGATACTATGAGAGATTTTAGTTATATATTCAAATATATACAGTAACAATGCGCGGTCCGATGAGAATGAAAATATGAAAGAATTGTTTATCCATTGTTTGAACCGAGCTTTAATAAAGTCCCAATTCAGGAGATTAACCTTCGTCACCCCTTCATCCACGCTCTCTTTTATCATATCAATGTCGTCTTTCGTCAAGCAGAACCACTTGAAGATATACGTATCCAGGATAATGGCTGCTTTCAGGTAGATTTTTTTACCCGACGATAGTTTGGGGTCGTCGGCAATTCCGCCGAATTTATCTTCACAATCTGCGTCACACGAGGTGTATTCATTCGTATAACAATACGGCCAGTCGTGTCGGTCGGTGGGGAATAGTTTTTCTAGATTGAGACTATTCATACGGATACTTTCAGGAGAACAGAAGAACATGATATTCACACAAATCACGGAAATAATGAGTGTTTCAATAAAAAGCGTCAATACACTCAATCCGAATTCTTTCAGTGCGGCGATGTCAAACATTGATTTCATTGCGGCTTTCGGTTTTTTCTTGCCATCGCTGTCGCCACCCGCCTCGTCCTTGTCCTCGTCCCCACCAAACATTCCGCCGACTTTGCTAAAAGTTCCTCCTTCTTCGCCGTCTTCGCCGTCTTCGTCTTTGTCGCCCCCACCAAACATTCCGCCGACTTTGCTAAAAGTTCCGCCGCCGTCTTCGCCGCCTTCGGCGTCTTCGTCATTTATTTCTTCATCATCATCCGCCATTGTATGTATGTAGGTAGGTATTCAGGTTATATATATGATAGATTATTCATTTTCACGTCGCTACGTAGCTCCACCTCCGCGATGCGTCGGTTCCGCTACTCCTATCCGTGTTTCACGTCGCTCCGTAGACTCCACCTTCGGTCCGCTACTCCTATCCGTGCCTGTGCCAATACTGTGCTAAATACCGAACAACCTAGCGACGTGAACCGCGGAGCGGTGTAGCGGATTCGCGGAGCGAAGGAGCTGTGGAGCGACGTAAACCCCGCGATATGAAATACTGAGTGGAGCTGCGGAGCAGCCGAAACGATGTATTTTATCTCGCGTACATCAGACCGCAGTTTCCCGATACAAATGTCAACACATTATACCTCTCCTCCAGTATATGAAAATCATACGAGTAAAGATAAATATTGACGTTCGGTTTATTCATACCGATAATCTCTCGTGTATTCGGATTACAAATCACCTTCACCTCCGCCGCAGTATCCAACGGCGGATAGATCGTCGTCAGTTCCAGTTCAATCTGATTGAACTTACTCATATTAATAGCCCCGCTAGGTTGTAGATCATATGGGTCCGAGTTCAGGCAGAAATTGTAACAATATATCCCCGGTTTCGCGCTTCCGCGTGTGCGCGTGTATTTCTCCACATAATTGTATACCCCCGCATCAAGCAGGTTCTCGCGGTATTTCCCATTCAGAGAGATTCCCAACATTTGTAAAATGTCGCGCTCGTTCTCCGACTGAAAATCCCCCGTGATGTGAAGGCCGGTGAGCCGTTTATCGCCCGGATTGATACCCGGACCAATGCCGTTCTTCGGACCGTTCTTGTCAAAGAAGTAGCGGTCGTTCTCGTTGGCTGCTAGCCACGCCGTCGTCGTGATATCGCTCGCGGTGGTGACGACTTCACTAAATGACACAGGGCGCCAATCATCGTCAATCGGCGCAGGGATGATATCATACGGCAGATAATTATACGGCCAGTTCGTATAATTGCTCCACTCGTTCCGCATATTGACATCACTCCGCTGAAAGAACATCGTCCACGACGACACCATTCCCATTGAATTCTCTATCTTGACCTTCTTGTTTCCCGTTACATCATTAAACGTCCAATCATAATATGATTTAATCAGATATTTCTGTTGGTTCGCAGCAAACACCTTGGACTCATCATCCGAGAGAAAACAGTAGGTCGCCATCAGGTGGACGTCCGCATTCCAGTCTGTGCGAATACTCGGGTATGAGTTCAGCGATAAATCAATACTGGGAGGCGGATATAAAAATCGCCACATTTGGTGGAGGGGGTTCGTGAAGTCGGGTTGGACGACGGGCCAATAATTCCCCGCGTCGCCTACATCGCGAATGGTGAATAATTCCTTCACGGGGCGCAGGGTCACGTCAATCTGGAGTTGGTTATATTGGAGACACACAAGAGGGAATGCCATTTTGGAGGACATTGTGAACCACGCGTTGATGGGGATATATATCTTGCGCCCGCGAATAGAGGGTTCGGCGCCTGCGATATTGGCCGTGCGATAGGCATTCGGATACTGGTTCAGGCGCGCACCCGAACAACCCGGATTATATAACTCGGGAATGTGGCCGGTCATTTCATTGTATAGTTCGCGCTTGGTGTTATCTAGGTCTCGCTCAACAATCGCCGCCAAATTATGACCGGTGAAGCGCTGGAGGGTCATACCGCCGACGGAAATCACGATTTCTTTAATCATCTGGGTCCCCAGGTTCTCAATCCAGCGAAATTCGTAAGGCGCCCACATATCGCCCACATTCGCAGGTGGATGAATCGGGCTCCATATAGAAGGGAGTGTGACGCAGACATACGTATCCATTAATAGTTCCGCATATCTCGGCACATAAAACGTGAACTTGGACTCCTCCGTCATTCGCAGTTTCTTCTGACCGTCAAAATCAATTCTAAACTTTTGAAGGCCGAAATTCGTATATTTAAGATAGGTGCTTTTGAAAAAGGATTTTTTAGGGTTGCCGTTGAGGATCACGTTTTGGTTGCCAGTGGCAACGAGATTCAATAGACCGCCTGTCATTTAGTATTTGTATTCTATCTTTGTATTCTATCTTTGTATTCTATCTTTGTATTAACTTTATATAAAAATCTACCCGATATATAACAATATATACCAAATGAAAGAAAATCAAGTAGAGTTCGTGTTTATAGGTATCATTATTCTATTTTTCGCAATATGGAAGATATCTGACCTGATTAAAGGTCGGTGTTATCGCGCGAGGATAGAAGGCTTCAAACAAGATGCCAGACGCGTGGAAGCGATGACGGCGACAGCGACAGCGACAGCGACGACGACGACGACGGCGCCGACAGACGATATTCTCTCGCAGGTAACGCACCTCATTAAAAAGAGTCCGGGTGTTGAACCGTTTTTTCATTCATCACCCATACTATCTACCGAGAATTTTACAGTAGATACGACCGAAAATGAAATGACGGTCCATCAGCGGAAAAAGATTGCGCCCGTGCCTGCCGTGCCTGCTGTGCCCGCTGTGCCCGCTGTGCCCGCTGTGCCCGCCTCCGCACCCACTGGTAAAGAGGGTCTAGAGAATATGAAAGAATTCATTGAAAAGAACATAACGTCCATCAATCCTGAAGACAGCCAAAGCCGGTTCAAATTGCGTGATTATTACATCAAGGCCGCATATAACGCATTCAATCCCGATAAATTCAAGAACTCTACGGTAAGTATGGATGCGTGTCTCTATGTCCTCGCACGCGGTTGCCGGTTCATTGATTTTGAGGTGTTTTCGGTAGATAACCAACCCGTCATCGCAGCATCGTCCGTCAATTCATTTAATTATAAGGAGATGTATAACCATATTCCCGTATCCGACGCATTAGAGGTATTAGGTAGTTATGTGTTCTCTGGGTCCAAATGCCCCAATCCAGGCGACCCCTTCATTATCCATATGCGAATGATGTCGCGGAATATCACAATGTATGATAACCTTGCTAAAATCATAACAGAGAGTAAGTCCGTCGCACGAAACTTGCTTGGACCGAAATACGGGCGCGAATATCAGACCAAGGATTTAGGAAATGAAGATCTAACAGATTTCAGGGGGAAAATCATTTTAATGGTGGACGGAACGAATCCGGTATACCGTAATACGAAACTATTTGAATTAATCAATATGAGTTCTAATACGATGTTTCTTTCCAAGTATACCTATTTCGGCGTTAAGAACATAGCAGACCCACAGACATTCAAGGATGCGAATAAGAAGAATATGTGTCTTGTTATTCCGGATAGAAGCGGACGACCCATCAATGACGGACACAATGGACCTTTCACGTGGGGGTGTCAAATTGCTGCGATGTGTTTTCAGGAGGAGGCGCGTGATGAGAAACTAAAGGCATATGAGGATAAATTCGCGTCGGTAGGGTATGCGTTCATATTGAAACCGGCCGACTTGCGTTATGTCCCGATTACGATTGCGCCACCAGCACCGCCCAATCCGAAATCGTCTATGGAAGCACGACCAACGGAGGCGGCAGGTGGGGTTAAGATAACCCTGTAAATTCGCAATGGTGTTCCTTGCGCCTCCCCCGTCGGGTCGGCTCCACTCGCACATCGCGAATTTACGATACATTACGCCTACGGCCGACATAGAATGGATTGACGATGAGCGTCTGAATTGACGACGACTGTCCGAGTGTTCGTCGCGAGTGGAGGCGAAGACGCAACGACGCGGCGAACACGACCAGCGAACACGAGCGGCGAATACGAGCCACTATATTTTCTAATCATATGATAACTATCATCATATTATTTATTATTCAGAATAAAAGTATTTGAATGTCACGAAAACACAAGCGCCGTGACGGCGACGGCGCTGAAGACAATGGTAAATCCTATGAAGAAAAAGAGCTTGAAATCCTGCGCGCCGCGGTAGATTTAATGGAAAAACGAAAAGGCGCGCAAATCATCCAAGATCCCAAAGTTAAGAAGATTATATCCATCGTGGAAGAATTCATCGCGCGCAAAAAACTCGTGTGTTATGGCGGGACCGCCATCAATAATATCCTCCCAGAAGACGCACAGTTTTATAATAAGGACATTGAACTCCCCGATTATGACTTTTATTCAGATAATGCTCTAGACGATGCGAAGGAGTTGGCGGATATTTATTACAAGGCCGGATATGAAGACGTGGAAGCCAAATCAGGCGTCCATCACGGAACATATAAGGTATTCGTGAATTTCACGGGGATTGCGGACATCACCCAGATGGAGCCCGATCTATTCAAGTCAATATCTCGTGACGCGATTGTAAAACAGGGGATCCGGTATGCTCCGCCCGACTTTCTTCGGATGGCAATGTATTTAGAATTATCGCGTCCAGATGGCGATGTATCCCGGTGGGAGAAGGTACAGAAACGCTTGACATTATTAAATACACATTACCCATTAAAGGGCTATCAATGCGATAAAATAGAGTATCAGCGCGGATTTGAAGGTGCGACGAAGGCGAATACGGGGGAGGTTAGTATTTCACGAAAGAAGTCGCAGTCCCGGTCGCGGTCGCGACCTGCGTCAATGACGGTTAAAAATGGAGGCGGTGGCGGCAGTGGCAGCAGGGGCAGTATAAAGGCATTAAAGCGAAAGGCGATCGGGGGCATCATTCGCAAATATCATCATTTAGGCGCGTTTATGAAGCGATTGTATCACACCGTCCCATCCCACGAGGAGACGATTGGTGATTTCAAGTATACGATAGAGGAAGATAAATTGACGCATCGGTATCGTTTAATTGCTACCTACGAGAGAATATTGGGGGCGGATGATACGTTTGTATTATATTCTATGAAAGCGAGCGACATCGACGCGAGCGCGAGCCGGAGTGCGAGTAGGAGTGCGAGTGCGAGTAGGAGTGCGAGTAGGAGTGCGAGTAGGAGTGCGAGTCCGAGTCGGAGCCGGAGTGCGAGTCCGAGCCGGAGTCGGAGTGCGAGCCCCGAATACTCTGTCAATAAATCCAATGTTTCATATTCAAGCAACCGAGAGAAAGAACTCGCAGAGACCGATATCTATAATATCGTCCGCGCGGTATTCATTAAGAACCGCGCAGTCTTCTTCGGCGGGTATGCGAATATCCTGTACTCGCGATATATGCCAAAACACCAGCGCCGTATCGTCCAGAAAATCCCCGATTTTGATATTCTCTCGGATGAACCCCGCGAATTATGCGACGCCGTCGTGCGCGAACTTACCGCGCATAAGTATACCGGCGTCAAATATATGAAGCACGCTGGCGTCGGCGAGGTCATTTCCGAGCATTACGATATTCGCATCGGCGATGAAGTCATTGCGTTCTTATATAAACCGCTCGCCTGCCACAGTTATAACACGATACGTGTAAACGGTGACGGCGGTGATGGCAGCGGTGGCAGCGGCGAATCCATTCGTATCGCGACAATTGATACAATGTTGAGTTTTTATTTGGCATTTATTTACGCAAACCGTGTATACTACGACACCAACCGCATTATGTGTATGTCCCAGTTCCTTTTTGACGTCCAGCAACATAACCGCCTCAAGCAGGGTGGATTATTACGGCGTTTCAGTATTAATTGTTATGGCAAACAACCGACGTTGGAATCAATGCGATTTGAGAAGACGGAGAAATACGAAGAGTTGAAAGGGAAACGCAATTCGCGTGAATTTGAGGAGTGGTTCCTCCGGTATATTCCGTATGAAAACAGACGTTCGGGACCGGGTGCGAAAGGAGCGAAGAAGACGCGGAAAAAAGCGCGGGGCGTCTGAGCGGAGCGTTGCCGATCGCGCCTTAACGGAGCCCCTCTCCCAACTTATTGAATACTTTCATAATGACGAAAAATGTCCCTGCGAACATCGCGCTGGTTGCCGTAAGACCTATCATTTTGTAATTCCCGTCCTCGCCGAATAATGACGGCAGGAAGTGGAGCAGTTGTGCGCGGAAAACGGGCATCTGGAAGATGAAATAGAGAACCCCGATAAGAATCGGCATTTGAAAATCGTAATAAATCGCTTCAAGGGTATCCAGTTGATTAGACTGGCGTGCGTTGGCGCGGACGATGCTTTCCATTGAGGTGTGTTCTTTGATATAGTCGTGGTCGCCCGCGAACTGGCCTGACCCGGGCCCGGGAGGTTGCGGGACATAATTGGGTCGCGACTGGTCGTCGTGTGTGTAGGAGTTAGGGTTCATTGGAATATCTCTCGTAGGTATCATTGTCATCCCGTTGGCGCTGGCGCGTTGGACCCCGTGAATCACCTCGTTCATAACATTCCCGGGGATTTGGGTCGGTCCGTGAGACGACATTGGTTCGCCACCTACATTGGGGGAGTAGATGAGTGGCGCGCCGCCGCCGCCGATATTGCCGCCCCCGTAGGGGGTGTGTCCCGAACCCGGCGTTTGGCTACTTAAAGGAAGGTCGTCAATACTGGTGGTGTCGCTCATACGAATGAATGGAATGTTACTAAATATATGTATATCAATATTGGTTGAGATACATATTAGACGCGATAGGCGATAACACCGACCGGATAT